AATATTGTAGTATCCTACTACCTTGACAATCACATTTTTATTGCGGAAGTGGGTAGTCGTCGGCATTTTTCTGTCACTCCAAAGTGGTTCGTCCATCTCGTCCAAACGGAAAGACCACACTCCTTTTGGTGTTGAGTTGATGTAGATCGGCTTTGTCTTAAACATCGCCGATCTTTTAATCAATGCCTCATACTTTGATTTCTCGATTACGAGGTCGTCGTAATGAGAGCGACGGCACTTGAGTTCAATGTCAGCGTTGTATAGCAGAGAGTAGCAGTCGTACTCAGAAGTTCTATGCTCACTAACCTCGAGGTCTGGAGCCAGGTAGAGTTTAACTAGGTTAAACAGCTCTCGTTCCCTAAGTATCATCCTATGTATTTTAGACGCTTAAGATTGATCTTATCGAGGTTGTAGTCCTCGTGATCCCTAAGGTCATCAAACAGGTTGCTTGCCATCTTCTTAGCTAGCTTCTTGTCCATAGACTCAATAGCCTCAGCCCATTCTTCTTTGGTACGGCATAGCATACCAGTCTCTCCGTGGCGAATTACCTTGCTATATGGTTTTGTGTTCGAAGCAATGACAGCTGTTTTAGTCCAGGCTGCCTCGGTAATCTTCAGGTCACTTTTGCACCAGTTGAATCTGTTACCCACAAGTGGAACCAGACTAACGTCGACGTTCTTATACATCTTTCCGTAGTTCCAGATGTCCCGGGGAGGAGACATCTTATCGAACTTAAGAATCTCTTCGTACTCCATCCCTTCTACGCCATAGGTGTATACATTTGAGAAATCGTAGCCAATCTCTTTTATATCATTGATATGACCAAGAGCGCCCACGTACCCAAAGCGGATAGCACTAGAAGAATATTTACGATGGTTTCTCCACTGATCTTCTGTTTCATCGACAGCATTATTTACGAATTCTATAACGGCTCGCGGGTTTACGGCAGCCATTTGCTTAGCTAGATACTTTGATGGTGTCCAGATAACGTCAGCAATACGAATAGTCTTCTTGATGTCTGGCCCGTAGTAAACCTCATACAAAGCTTTGGCTGGGTTCTCCGGGTTCAAGCTCCAGTAGTCGTCGTTATCTAGGATGAGTTTGATGCCGTTAGTCTTAAGCATCTGGCTAAACTTCTGGTGGTTTGTGACAGAAGCCTTTCGTGAGATGATAAGATTTGTAACCGCATCAAGGTTTATGTTCTTCAGCTCCTCAAGGTTTTCGATCCAGTGAAGGTTAACTCCTTGGGCCTGGAGCCTGCGAAGGGGGACGATAAGCCTGTGGTAATTGATACCATTAAGCCCATCGATATGTACTAGCGTAATCATCCGTGTTGTTCCTTGTACTCATTCAATGCTGCACGCATCAAATCAAGTTCAATACGGAATGAACGAGAGTACTTATTTGTTATTTCGCTTAGTTGTTTTTCGTCCAGAACTGGGTTGCCCTTTTCGTCGTGTACTGCTTCGTACAGTTCTGCGCTTCCTTCCGAGATTCGAGCTGTCGCCAGGAAGTAAATCCGGCTGAGTTGTTCTAGTGTCATCTTGAATTAAAGTATAATTGTAACAGATTATTTTAGCGAGGTATTGATCTTTTTTGAGAGTCGCATCATATTCGATTCTAAGCTCCACGAAGTATTTAGGAGTATCATCGTGAACGTATCCATTATACCGTAGATAATCTGCAAGAAACTTAATAGCAACAATGCTGTTGTCAAGATCATACCTAGAATTATAGCGTAGGTGGACAGCGAAGCGGTCCATAGTCCACCGATCAAATCCTTCAAGCGCTCTGGAAATACCAGTAAAATATTTTTCTTTTTGCCCGTGGCGGTACGTCCAAAACTTGCCAGCGTAGAGCTGATTAAGAGACGGAGGTTTTGGTATTGATATTTCAATTTCATTAAAATCAATTGTCATTAGTCAAATATACTAAAAAGCGTCATCAATTGACCCTTTTTCGAAATCAAACTTTTCAACAATTGGTTTTAGTATTGAAGTAAATAATGGTTTACTAGTAAACTTGTTGACGAAACCAGTGTTAGTGTGGTTCATTTCAAACAGCACAGGATAGTCTAAACTCGTCGGCTCTCCTCCGGATTCTACCTCTCGAACTTTGCGCACGTGAACCTCAACAGTCCTTCTAATGCTGTGATCTGGCGCTTGGATTTTACGGTGGAACGTCAAGAAATTATCGCTCTTATTAACAAACTTTCCGCCACCCTCAGTGTCTTCTGCATATGGAGCCTGAGGTAAACCATCCTCTCCCTTGCGACGTTGAGCCTCTGTGATGGCGTGTGTCGACAGCCACAAAGCCATATTGTGGGATTGGGTAAACGTTAGGAACTCAGATGCAGCCTCGTAGTGGTAGTCGTGCGTAGACAACGCTGTGCCGGTAGACATCTGGATTTTCAAGCTGTTGTACGGATCGATGAAGTATCCGTCGTAATTACCTTGACGCACAAGTTTCTCAGCAAATACCATCAGGTCTGTGTATGAGTAGATGTTCTTGTTGCTGATGATGGTGAAGTGCTCGTTGACCCACTGGTATGCTTGCTTTAGTTGGCCAGCCTTCATATCCTTTACCTGCATATCGGTAGCAAACTGGATGAGCTTCATCTTCACCGCGGCAGTTCGGTTCTCTGCTGAGTAAATAATCCATCGCCAGTTGTGGCGTATTGCCGAAGCAGTAATCATATACAGGGCAAACGTAGACTTACCAATGTTTGAGATGCCGTTGATGATGGTGAAGTCTCGCTTGAACAGGAAGTGTTTGTCTAACGCCTCACATCCAGTTGGCAAGCCAAGTATAAGCTTGCCGTCGATGTAGTCCTGAATCCAACGGTAGTCCTCGTCGTCAGAAGAGATGAACGACATATCTCCGTCGTTGATCATCATCTCCAACTTGACGGAGTTCTCATTCTCTAGTACTTCGCGGATGGGCATCGTCTTGCCCTTCTCGATTCCGTCACGTATGGTATTGCGAGCGGTAACGATTGAATCGACATCTCGCTTGAGGATCTCTCGCTCGAGAACGTGGAAGGCTTCTTCTTCCTCCATACGTCCAACAGCAATATATCCACCACAAAGGATAGCTGCCTTCAGTAGTGTTGCGTGCTTCTCTCCGTCCTCTGCGCGTCGTACCATAGATGATACGATAGCAAGCTTGTTGTAGTCGGTGTATTGTCCTTTCTGCTCAGCTTTTTGGGCGATTGCTTTTTCAGAAAGCATCTGCCCAAAAACTTTAGAGTCTTCATTCAGTACAAGCTCTGGGTCGTAGCTGTCAAAGCAAGCTCGAGATTCGTTGATTCCCGAAGGATCTACCTCTAGACCATACTCTGCATCAAAGTAAGACTGAAGTGCTCGGAAATGGTCTCTATGTAGGCTAGGATTTGATATACGTACAAGTGCCTTGAGTCCTTCTCCAGATGGAGATATCCAGCAAGCGAATACGTGTGGGTCTGTTGAGAGTACGTTCTTGCTACCCTCAACATCAATATGGTCAAAGTCTAAGACGAGAAGGCCGGAGTGCTCAACGATGGAGTCATCCCGCCTTGATTCAAACTTACCCGCCCATAGGATCACCGGAAGCTTTTTCTTTGCTTCCTTCTGACCACTGCGAACCTGTTGAACTAGTGGAAGATGTTTCCCACCAGTCGAGATTCGGTTTAGCGCTGAACCTACGGTTATGTACGACGGGCTGTCGGTCTGTGTTACGCTCGGAAATATTGTTATCAGTTGGTTGAGTGCGCTCATTTTCAATTGCAATTTTAAGTAGGATCAGGTACCCTATCAGGTCTTGGATGGTGTCTTCGGTGTCACCGGTGATGCCGCGGTTCTTGATACGCATCAGCTTATCATCAATCCTACAGGCCAGATTCTCAACAGCTGATCCCTTGGCGAAGATATTGGCTGGCTTGAGCGCTGAGTCTCCGTATGCTGCGTTCTTTTCAAGCAGTAGGTCGCGAACTCCGTTTGCTATCCTTTTGATTTTTTCTGCTGATGTCATAGTTGATTGCTTTATTTACAAGTGCTTCTTTCGCGTCATCAAAGCTACTCCAGCCATCCGAGATGCGCAAGTTTGAAATGAAGTTGTATTTACCCTTAGGTGACACCCTAAATAGACCCAAGTACTCCGGTGTGTTGGGTTGGGCAAACGCCATTCTTACAATGGCGTAACTGCCAACCCTATCTAGTTCGGTATGGTTTACACCATAGATTGTCCAGGTCTTCATTCCTTGATGAATACTCCGTCAACCATACGTCCCTTGCGATCCTTGATCTCGTTGTACGCCAACTGCAAACAATCGTGTGCGCTGAGTCCAGCTTGTGAAGATAAGATGATTAGCGTAACGATAGAGTCACCGATTCCGTCGGCAAGCTTCTCCTTGTCTCCACGAGCAAGTGCGGCCATCGTCTCGCCTACTTCTTCCATTACCTTAAGTGCCTGACGGCTTTTGTATTCTGGCTCGAGCAGGTTGCGATCACGTGCCCAGTCCTCTACTGCGAGGAACAGCTCTCCTGTTGTCATTTCTCTGTTTCTAGAATTAAACTTAATGCATCTATATATCCAGACCAGTACTTAGCCTCAGCTTCTTTCCGATTGTACATACAGACGTTGCGAAAGTACTGCGCTTTTTTGTATTGTTCAGCAATCAGTCTAGGATTTTTCATTGGTTTTGCTTTTATTTTTTTCATCAACACACTTGTAGCACCACAATTCCCACTGTGTTGCGGAATCAATGTTATACATAAGATCATCCCAAGACTCGCTCTCCTTTCCACACTTGTCGCAGGCCGGAGCAGGACCAAAGTCATCGTCGATGTTCTTGTAGAACTCGTTGAACGCCTCCAGGTTGTCGCCTTTGTTGCCGTTCATATTGTAGAAGTCCGTGTAGTACGGACCAAGGTCGACTACTATTGACCACATACCTTTGGTGTAGTTGACAAACGATACACCGAATCCCCGCTGTGAGTAGTACTTTCCTGTTTTGATTTCTTTCATCC